GTCATAGAATTCGGTGAGGCACTCGCCAAATTCTATGACCAGCGTATTGCTCGCGTCCTGGATATGGCTTCCCGTGAAGCCTCTGTGGTGACCGGCGAGCCTGGTGGCTTCGAGGTCTCTATTGGCTCCGGTAAGCAACTCGATGCTCAGGCAATCGTTGATGGCCTGTTCTCTGCTGCTGCCACCCTTTCTGAGCGCAATGCTCCTGAAGAAGGGCGTGCCTGTGTGTTGTCTCCACGGCAGTACATGAGCCTCGTCTCTAGCGTGGACACCAACATTTTGCAACGCGACCTTGGTAACACCCAAGGCGACATGAACAGCGGTAAGGGTCTGTATTCCATTGCAGGTATCCGTCTGTATCAGTCCAACAACCTGCCTTTCATGGCCGCATATAACACTGCGGTGACTGGCGAAAATAATGACTACACCGACGCTAACGCTACTTGCTGTGGATTGATTTTCCACTCTGAAGCGGCTGGTGTGGTGCAAGCTGTTGCTCCCACTGTGGAGACCACTAGTGAGTCCTTCCGGGTCCAGTATCAAGGTGATCTGGTTGTCGGCAAGCTCAGCATGGGTGTGGGTTCTCTCCGCACTTCTGTTGCTGGTTCTCTCCAAGCCAAGTAATTTATTTACCCTTTGGGGCCTATTTGGCCCCTCGGGGTTCACCATCCCTAGATAATTATGGCAACAACACACAAGCTAACTAAATTGCAGGCCGTCAACATTGTGCTTTCCAATGTTGGTCAGGCACCAGTAACTAGCATCACCTCGACTAATCCGATGGTGGCTATCGCTGACGGCATTATTGATGAAGTGTCCCATAGCCTGCAATCAGAAGGCTGGGTGTTTAACACAGAACAAGACTATCCTTTCACACCAGATAGCAACAAAAACATTCTTATCCCAGACAACATCCTGTCTATTGACTCTGTTTACTGGGCCAACTTTGAGCCGATCATTCGTGGCGGCAAGCTTTATGACAAGCGTAACCACACCTATGAGTTCACTGAAAAACTCTATGCAAAGGTGGTTTGGTATTTTGACTTTGAGGATATTCCTGAAGTCTTTAAGCAATACATCGCCGTTCGTGCAGCCAACTTGTTCGCTGGCCGAGCTGTAGGTTCTACCGAAGTTGTTAAATATAGCGAGCGGGAAGAGGCTCTGGCACGTACTGCATGTATGGAATACGAAGTTAATCAAGGTGATTACTCAGTCTTGAATGACCGTGCTGGTGGAAATGAATACTTCTCTTACATTCCTTTCAACGTAATCAATAGGTAATTATGGCGGCAGTTTCACAAGTAGTCCCTAACCTCCTCGGGGGACTCTCACAGCAGCCGGACCCGATCAAGCTCCCTGGTCAAGTCCGGGAGGCTACTAACGCATATCTTGACCCTACGTTCGGCTGTAAGAAACGGCCACCTACTCAGTTCATCAAAAAGCTGGCAAACAATGTGCCATCTAACGCGAAATGGTTTCCCATCTTTCGCGACGAACAAGAACGTTATGTGGTCGCTATCTACCGCACCACAACCACAGTCGTCCGTGTCTGGGATGCCAAGACTGGTGTTGAGCAAACAGTCTCAATCGGTACTACGGCGGACTCTTACCTCCAGACCACCAACCTCACCGACATAAGCCACCTCACTCTGGCTGACTACACGATCCTTGCAAACAAGGCCCGTACAGTCACGATGAACAGCGTGCAGCTTACGGCAACCAAAAAGGAAGCCCTGGTCACGATCAATGCTGTTGCCTACAACTCGACTTATTCAATCGACTTAGCCAAAGACGGCACCTCTAGCAGCCAAGTAAAGGTCTATAGCGCTACAGCGCTCGAGGTCATCCCAGGCAGCTACGAAGTTGATGATGGCGGTGCCTGTAGCCAGAACTCAGCACAGGATCACTCGGCTTCATCAGGCTCCAAAACTGGTTTGCAATTTCGCATCGTAAACCAATGTTCTGCATATCTGGACTCTGCCGCAAATGTTTACCGCTCTCGATACAACGTCTCTATCATTCTCAAGAATGGCGGTGTGGGCTGGCGTGTTGGCGACACTGTAACTGTTACACAGCAAGGCAAGACTTTTACTGTCCGTGTCAGCGCAGAAAAGTTTGTCTACACATACGCTTCAGACGGCACTGCAACCTTCACCACACCTTCTAATGCAACGTCGGGCACTCTGACTGTTAGTGACATTATTACTAACCTCAGTAATGCTGTAAATGCTATCTCTGGTTACGATACAGATACTGTTGGTAACGTCATCAGGATTAAACGTACAGATACTCGAGACTTCAACTTGTCTGTACGTGGTGGTGTAACTAATAACGCCATGACTGCCATTAAGGGCACTGCTAACGACATCACCGAGCTGCCTGGTCAATGCTTTCCTGATTTTGAAGTTAAAGTCAAAAACACTGACAGCAGTGACGCTGATGACTATTACGTCGTCTTTGTTCCTGACGCACAGGGTATCCCTGGCACTGGCTCATGGGAAGAAACACACGAGCCAAACATTGAGACTGCTTTCAACCCCTCAACCATGCCTCATGCGTTGATTCGTCTCGCTAACGGCAACTTTGAGGTCAAAGCACTAGACAACAGCACAGCCTTTGGTGGCTGGGCAGAGCGTGAAGTTGGAGACGAATACTCCAACCCCATCCCCACTTTTGTAGGACGCGGTATTAGCGGCCTTACCTTCTTTGCAAACCGCCTTGGTTTTCTCAGTGACGACTCGATCGTCATGTCACAGCCAGGTGACTACTTTAACTTCTTTGCCAACTCAGCTCTGGCTGTTAGTGATGCTGATCCTATTGATCTGACTGCATCTGCCTCGAAGCCAGCGTTCTTGAAGAGTGCTATTTCTACACCTAAAGGTCTGCTGTTGTTCTCAGAAAACCATCAGTTTCTGATGCGTTCTGACGAGGTGGCATTTGCTCCGTCTACTGTAAAACTCACAGAGCTAGCCGCATACAACAACAAAGGATCAACTGATCCTGTCAGTACAGGTGTCAGTATTATCTTTGCATCTGAATCAGACACCTACTCTAAGGTGTTTGAAATGTCTGTGGACTCTGTTGAAAACAGACCTGCTATCGCAGAGATCACAAGGATTGTTCCTGAGTTTGTCCCACAAAATCTTACCTGGGCTTCTAGCAGTCCAAACAACAGCATCGTCTACTTTGGCGATGACTCATCCTCTGTATTTGTCTTTAAGTTCTTCAATCAAGGTAACGAGCGTCAAGTAGCTGGATGGGCTAAATGGGAATTTCCGTCTCAAGTCCGTATGTGGGGTGCCGATGACGACACTAACTACATTGTCACTTATGACGGCACAAATTCTGTTTTGTTAAAAATGGAACTGTTGGATGAAACAACAGCACCTATCACAACATCCTTCTCTCAGTTCTTGCCTCGGCTTGACCACATCATGAAGAAGGCTGATCTAACTACTTCTGTGGTTGGCACCAACACCAGAATTAACTTTTTGGATGCAAGCTATGTGGCCAACACGCAACCAGTGTTTATTGTCACCTCTGGCGCAAACCAGTCAGTCTTTCTGAGACCGTCTATTCAAGGCACAACGACTAAGTATATCGATGTTCCTACAGCACTTGTAGGGGCGGACTATATGATCGGATTGCAGTATGGAATGACGATTGCCTTGCCCTCTTTCTATGTGACAGAGGCTGATAAATCTCAACGCATACATCTTCCGATTATTGAAAATCTATATCTTGATCTTTACGAGTCTGGTGGCTATATCATCGACATTAAAAAAGATGGATATGCCGACACACAGTTTGAGCTGACTGTTGTCAACGCTGGACAGTATTCACTCAATGCTGTGCCTATGAAGGAAGTTATCACTAAACCTGTGCCTGTCTTCTGTCAAGGCGATCAGGTGCAAGTCATTGTCAAAGGTGATGACCCAGTGCCTTCTGCCCTTACGAGTTACTCATGGCAGGGTCACTACAACAAACGCGCTATTGCCACTATCAAATAAATGAAGCCTTACTACCGCGCTGCAACGGTGGAGGATGCTCTGTATGTTGCCAAGAATCTGCAACTAGCAGACAAAGATGAAATGGAAGGGATGGGACATCAACCGATGATGCTCCCCTTCTACATTCTCGCAAGCGATGTAGCCGTAGCTTTCTGTGATTCTGACGATACCATTGCTGGAGTCGCAGGTATCACCAACGATCCACGCCCCGGTGTAGGAATTGTTTGGATGATGAGCACGCCTGATCTTTCTAGAAAGCCCCACACTTTCGTAAGGCAAGCAAAGTTATGGCTTCGTGAGCAACATGAGTATTCAATGCTCTGGAATTACTGTGATGCCAGAAACACCTTTCACCACAAACTACTTAGATTACTAGGCTTCAAAGCACTTAAAACTGTAAATATCGGGCCTAAATTTTTACCTTATCTTGAGATAGTAAAACTATGTGTGTAGCCGCCTTAGGCGTGGCTCTCGGCGCAAAGGCTGGTACTGCTGCTGCTTCGACCCTTGGCTTGACTGCCATCGGTACGGCAATCAGCGGTGTGTCTGCTGTATTTGGAATTATGCAGGCACAATCCCAAGCTGCATTTGCACGCGCTCAAGCATCCGCCAATACTCGGAACCAACAAAGACAAGTACAGTTCGATCGCGAACAACAAATGCTCCAGCACGTAGGCGACGTGCGAGCACAGCAAGCTGCAAACTTAGCTTCTGAACAAAACATGTTCTATGCCCGCATGGGACAGAATCGCCAGCAAGTTGCTGAGCAATTCCGCATCAAAGAAGCCCGTGATCGCATGGCTTTCAAGATGCAGAAGATTTATGCCAAACAGATCGGCACTGTTGGCAGCGTCCTTGCTGCTGGACGTAGTGGCCAATCTATTGGCCTTCTTACACGTGATGCTGAGCGGCAAGCCGGATTTGCAGCAGCACAAGAACAAGCAACAGTCAGAAGCACAATTCAACAGGCAGGCAACCAAATGGACCTTGCCCGCATCAACGCTCAGTCTTCTATCAACCGCACTGCTTCTGCTGTTCCAGCACCTGTAAGGGCTCCGCAGTTCTCACCACAAGTATCAGGCGTTGGTGGTCTGCCAGAAAGCCAACTTGGTATTCCTGCTTATCAGTTTACATAAAATGGCACGTATCTATAAACCTGATCAATACGATAGTGTCTTCCGTCCTCAAATCCAATCGCAAGGGTTTGCACGAGAGGAAGCATATGATCCGTCTAAACAAATCCAACAGGACTACCAGCGGCGCGTACAAGACGTAAAGAACGTAGCTCGTTCTGCATCTCGTCAAGCTGGTTTAGACCAACAACGCATCCAAGTTGCTTCTGCTGATGCCAACGCAACCTTTGCAACTCTCAAAGGTGTCTTATCTCTTACTCAAGCTGGCCTCAAGCTATATGGGGCTCGTCAAGATGTTTTAGAACAGCAAAGAAAAGACGACGACGTTCTTAAAGCTGCTGGCTTTGGTTTTGATGATGATGGCACCATCTCTACTCCTGAAGCTCCAGCAACCCCTGTCCAAATTTCTGATCAGAAAAGTCAGTTTAGTCAAGACCTCCATAACGTCACTGAAGAGGAAGTTGCAACGCTTCAAGACGGGACTATCGAGGGTTCTGCTCTTGCATCAGCACTGCGCTTTGACAAAGCCAATGCAGTCATTAGCGGTGGCTACAACGGCAGCCTTGTAGATGCCAGGACGCTCAATAAACCCTTCCTAGATCAAGCTATTGCTGAAATCCCGGATAACCAGCTTCCCACTACTTATGGTCAGGCTGTTGCTATGTCGAAAGACTTGCAGCGCCAGTACATCCGTGGAATGGGTTTTGGAGATGTTCCTCAAGACCAACTCGCTAATGAGTTAGCTCCCACCATGGTGGAGAACGCAAGACAAGCTGCGGTCTCATTGCTGCAACGGGGAGTCAAGATTCAGCAAGCCAACAACATGGCTGCTATCCGTTCCCAACTTTTCAGAGATTCAAAGGATCCTTCTTATACACCTCAGTCTTTGTGGAACGCCTATTCCAAAAAAATTGCTTTTGGTGAGGTGGGCTATACAGGCATGACTGCTGCTAGTAATGAGGCTACAGTCAAACTCTTTGTCGAACTTTTCAAGGATGATCCTGATCAACTCCAAGCTTTGGTCGGCGTACAGAAAAGAGATGGTGTAAAAGGAACAGAGCTGGGTTCTGATTACGGATACATCATTGAACCCGCTATAAAAAAAGCACGCCAAGCCAGGGCTGCTGAATATGACTTGCATATTCGAGAGCAGAACGTTGTTGCGAAGCAAGCCTTTGAGCAGTGGAGAGTTGATGAAGATAGGGCTAAATTGTTAGAAACCCTTGGCACGATCAATACTGAGTATGCAATGGGTCTTAGAGATAAAATTGCTGCTCGCCCTCTAAATGAGTCAATTGCGACCTTAAATGAGTTAGAGCGGATTAGAGAAGAAAATGGTGGATTTATACCAATGCCTATTTTGGACTCATTCCGTGATCAGGTAATGATCTCGGCAAAGACATATAATAATTATGCGCAAGGCAACGTAGACCATAGAAATAGAAAGCCTGCTGAACAATTTGTAGACAGTAAGCAGTCAGATATTGTAGGGCGCATTAAAGATACATATCCAGAAGCTGCTAAAAAAATGCCCGCTTATATGATCAAAGATCGGGCGATTGCTTTAGGCGAGATTCTTCAAGAGCGTTTGATGGCTGAAGCCCGTATCAATCCAGATATTTTGCGTGAAGACAAGGGTAGTGAGCGTAATCAGTTCTATGTAGAACAGATGAGGCAGCTAACCCAAGACCCTCGTTTCAGGATTGGTGCTGATGAAAAAACACCCATCTTTGAAGCGCCTCTTGTTCCTAATCTTACTGATACTCAAGAGCTTCTCATAAAAGACGCTACAACTCGTGGCGAAGTACAGGACTTTGTTCCATTCAACTTAAAACCAAAACACATATTTGATACCTATAGAAGTTATGCGGACATTTCTGAAGACTTCTTTATCAGTAAAGATGATCTTACTGCTGCTTCCGATTATTTTAGGAATGGTGGGAAAGCAGGATCCCTTCCACAAAGTGTGACTGAATTTGCGCAAGCTGCTGGTGTTTCTGAAAAGGCTTTTGTAGCCGCACAAAGAACAGCAAGAGGCCTACCACCATTGAACAGGCCTACATACCAACCAAGCGCACAACAGGTTTCTGCACGTAATGGAAGGGTCGTTAATACAGCCGAACGGAATATCCCAGGTGAAGCAGAAGGATTTGCACTGCTACGGCAGTCACTGCCCTTGCGAGGCGCAGCATATCTGGCATCTGCTGTCACTCACGAATCCGGTTGGGATGGAGGTGATTGGGGAGAAGTAAAGGGCGATGGTACTGCCGCAAATGGTGGCCTTGTTTCTTGGGCTGCTTGGCATAACAACTCAGCTCGTCTTGGCAAAGTAATGAAGCACTTTGGTGTTTCTTCTATGGC